ACTGTTCTGAATTCGGCTATAAATTGCAGTGGCAGAGCCAATATTTAAATGCAGACGTTGTGATGGACTTGTAGTCCCAACACCCAAGTTACCGCTGGTGTCGAGGCGCATAAGTTCTGTGCCAGCAGAACCAAAACCAAGCGAACCGCTTAAAGACGAAACATAATTTGAGGTTGTTCCGTCTGATAACTGGATTGTTGATGCCCTTCCCGATGCACCAGATCGAAATGTTGCAACAGTGTTGCTACCCATAGTCGTTCCTGTGCCAGTAGTGACAACATGAAGTGGCACTAAAGGCGAAGCTGTCCCAATACCAAAGTTACCAGAGCTATCAAACCTTGCCACTTCCACACCGCCTTCAGCAAAGGCAATGGTGTCAGCCGCAGGGAAGAAGATGCCTGTGTTGGTGTCGCCATCATTGGTGATCGATGGGGATGCGGCAGATCCATCAGCAAACTCAACAGTTGCAGATCCCGTCACAGTCAACGTCCCAGCCACCGCCAGCGTCTTGCCAGCTCCGACATTCAAGCCAACGCTGGTGCCTGTGCCAGCAGCCGCAAAGACTGCGTCAACGCTGTCAAGGTCAGTATTGATCTTGGTTCCCCAAGTGTCAGTGCTGGCCCCCACCTCGGGCTTGGTCAATAAAAGGTTGGTCGTTGTCGTATCTGCCATTTTTTACCCCTATGCGGCCTGTTGCCACGATGTTGAATTGTCTGCGATCTGAGTCCAGGTCTCTGACGTGTCTGACTCTGGAGTCCATGTCTCTGCCGTGTCGGACACTGGCGACCATGTCTCTGGTGTATCTGACTGGGCGGTCCAGGTTTCGCTTGTGTCGGGCACTGCACCCCATCCAAACCCAACCATGGTCCCAACAGATCCCACCGCCTCATTTCCGATTATCGCAACTGAGATGACGTTTGACACACTGCCAACTTCACCAGTCCCAGAAACACCTGTGATGGCCTGGAAAGAGATCACCTCTGCCGACATAGTGCCAACAGCACCAGTGGCAGCGTTGCCAGTTGTGGCCGTGGACCGGGTTACTCCAACAGAGTCCACTGCACCAGTGGCCGCATTGCCACTGAGGTCGATTGACCTGGCAGGCGCGACAGTGCCCACGGCCAGCGTGGCCGCATTGCCTGTGACTGCTTTGGATGCGTCTGGCGCCAGCGTGCCAACGGCACCCGTGGCTGCATTGCCCGTGATGGCAATGCTGATGGTGAGCGTGACGGTTCCGACATTGCCGGTGGCAATGGTCCCATCTTCCTGAATTGATCTGTCGGCTAGTACAGTGCCAACAGCGCCAGTGGCAACGTTGCCACTGATAACGACATTGCCTATGCCGTAGACGCCAAGGCCGTAGTAGCCTGTGCCGTAAGCAGCCATGGTGCTGCCCCTGCGTTACGCCAGCCGAATCAGGCCAGTGCTTGCATCATTGGTTGGCATGGTCAGCGTGAAGGTTCCAGCAGTCACGGTCTGGCTGCCAAAAGTGTGGACGCTGACTGCCTTGTCTGACTGGGTCGAGTTGTAGATCAAGACTGCATCAAAGGCCGTGGAGAGGGTCACTGAGCTGTAGCTGATGCTGGCGCTGGGCGTGACAAATGCCGTGGTTCCAGACGTGCTGGGAGCCGTGCCAAAGGTCACTGTGACGCCACCAGCAGAGTACCCTGTGCCAGTCACCTCACCAGTGGAGCTGTAGGCCGTGGTGGACGCATTGACAGTGGCGCTTGCCAGGTACAGGGCAGCCTTGAAGGTATCTGCCGTGGTGGCAGCTCGGACAACGCCAGTGCCAAAGTTGTGGTGGCCGACAAGCAGCTCACCCTTGAAGCTGGTACACATTGCCTGAGTATTCGCCATGATTTAACCCTCAAATTTGTTGACTGATGCCTTCGGCAAAGACGCCGCGCTTTAGCACCATATTGACTGATCGATGGACCAACTCACCCTCATGCCAATACTCAACCCAGCTCGTTGTCTCGGTATCAGTATCAATGGACCCCTCACGCTTTTCCAGCAGTGACTCGTCCATCTCGCCCTTGGTTGTCGTTACCATTCAATCACCCAAATGTTTTTGCCCTGGTCAGCAATGCGCCGCCACTGGTTGAACCTCGATCATCTGCAATCTGCAACTGATCCAGGCCTGCCTGATAAAGCGCTGACCACACTGTGATTCTCGCATCATCTTGCAGGTAAGGCGCAGCCTGGAGCAGGGCGCCATAGAGGTAAACGTCAGGCGCCTGAGCCAGCAGCCAGTTGGTTGTCACGCTAGCTGACAACTTGGTCAACTTTGCGTAATAGGCCAGCTCTGCGGTGTATGCAGCGTCAGGGATCGGCAGCACTCGGATCTGGCCGCCAACAATGCCAAAGAAGATCGGCACGCCACTGGATCGGTATTGGGTGCTCAGGTTATCGAGTGAATCGACAGTCTCAAACCCCAAAGGCGTGATGGGGTTTGTGCCGGTGAGTTTGATGGACTTCGTCTCCAGAAAGTCATCAGGCACCGCGCTGTACTCGGTGGCAATCGATGCCGTGGATCTCACGATCATCTGCCGGGTGCGCAGTTGGCGCTCAATCTGAGCCTCGGCCAGCGCGATGAAATCGGGGATGACGGTTGTCAGGTCAGTGCGGTTGAGCCAATCGCCAACTGATGTCTTCAGCTCGTTGTATGTGGTGAGTGCCATCAGCTTGCCTCTTTTTCCATTTCCTCTTTGACGATCCAGGTGTGGTCGTGCTTGAATTCAAACGTGCCAATGTGGCCGATCTCTTTGCTCACGTCATGGTCAATATACACCTTGAACCCAAGCTCTTGCGCTTTCTTGCAGAAAAACACGTCCTCGCCCATGTAGCCTCGCGTGTCGTACTGCCAAGGCATATCGAACCAGGGTTCTGACATGCCCTCAAAGACGTTGCGCTTGATCAGCATGATGCCGGTTCCAACGCTGCCAACTTCTTCAAGACCAGTTGATTCTGGCATCGAATAGACGGGTTTGCGCTTGCCGTTCTCGTCATAGTTTTGCGCGGTTGGACCTGTGGGCATTCTGCGTCTGGCGCAGTTGGCCGCAACAATGTCAACGTCATGCTTGAGCAGCCGCTGGATCATGTCCTGGGGAAACGTCATGTCAGAGTCAATGAACAAGATGTGCGTGCAACCCTCACGCAACGCATCCAGGCACAAGTCAGCACGCTGGTTCTGAATCAACGTGCCCTGCAACAGTTTCAGACTGATGGCATCAGTGGTGTTGAGCGTGTGATACGCCACCATGTTGACCATGCAATACGTGTAGTTGGTGTGGACCTGGTCACGCGCTGGCGTGCAGACTGCAATGTAATTCATACTTGTCCTGGCCTCACGCGAAAGAATCGATTGTCTGGATCATTGAGCCACTTCTTCATGTAAGCCTCGTCATCGAGCTTGCCTTCAGCTTTCAGCTTGTAATACAAGGACTCTGGAATGCTGGCGACATGATGCCACTCGCCTTGCCAGTTGGCCCTGTTGTCAATCGCTGCAAAGTCACGCTTGTTGGCCTCGATCACATCAGTCACGTCCTGAGAGGTCTGGATAGTCGCCTCGTCAGTGTCTGCGTTGTAGTGCCAGGTGCGAGTGATCCCCGTGTCGGGGCTTACATCAAGAATTCTTTTGTCCATGTAAGTGGGGCCAGGTTTCCCTGGCCCCGTCTCCTAGTCAGTTATCAAGAAGTGATCAAGTCAGCCGCCAAACCATGGGCATTTTCAGCCGTGATTTTTAAGCCGTATTCGATCAACAACATACGCTTCTCAGCGTCACCAGTCTTTGCCAACTCAACTTGCTGGTAAGGACGCAGCACAACCATCTTGGCGTAGTCGGGATCAAGCACCCATGCATCACGCTCACGTTGGAACCTGTTAGCTATAGTACTCACATTTCCGAAATCTGAGACATAAATATCTACAGCGCCAATCAATGTCGCGGGTTTTGCGCCGCCATCAATGTTGAAACGTGAAGATGCAATGCCAGAGAAACCAGAGACGCGCTGCTTGTTGACAGGGCCAACCATCAGGATCTTCGGAGTACCGCCAGCGGACCACACCTTTTGGATGACGTTCTTCAAGATCGTCTCGGTGAAGGTGCGCACGTTACCGTCAGTGCGAGCACTGTTGGGCAGCGTGGTATAGCTGGGATCGACACCGTTGGTCTGCTTGTCAGTGTTGGTCTTGACAAACGCGCCCAAGGATGCGGTCACGCGAGCAGTGGTGGTGTTGCCTGCAACAGCAATGCCGCCATTCAAGAAAACAAATTCTTGATCCCGCTTCAACTCAGAACCGCGCTTGGCGATCTGATATGCCAACTCAGAACGGCGACCGGCCTTGTTGACCACTTCTTCAGTGTTCGACAAGATGATGGTCTTGCGAGAAATCTGAGCATAGTTGGTCAAACGAACAGTGGCGGTCACTGAATCGAATGATCCAACGTCATCACCCTCGAGCTGCGCATTTGATGCGGCATCTGCCAGGGTGTCGGTCTGCCACTCAAACAAGGTGTTGGAGATGGTTTCGCGGCCAATGTTGGATTGGAATGGAGTTTCTTCAGGTGCAATATTTGTTATTACATTTGAAAGATCTTCCCGAATGCCTTTAGCACTATAGGTTGTAAAAGTACTTGCTACGATTGTCATGGTGTTACCTCAAAAGTTGATAGATTGCGGAGGCCGCATCATCGACACGGCCAGTCTTTGCGAGACGCTGTTTGGCGCGAGTTGCTTCAGTTGTTTGGGATACCCGGCCTGCTGCACCTGGCTTGGCTGGCCGTGGACCGTTATTGGTCACGGGGGTGATTGCTTTACGCTTGGTCATCATTTGATCGTATAGCGCTGCTTTACGCAGCGCAACAACCGCCCTGTGATCCACAATGGCCTTCAGCTCCTCGGGTGTAAATCCAGTCTTTTGACCGAATTCGACCAGCAACTGCTTCTCTGCTTTCGCCTTTGCAGGATCTTTCCACTCGGGAATGATCTCAAGCAGCTTTGCGTGCTGCGCCTGTAAATGCGATTCAAAATGCTGCTGCTGCTCTTGCTGCGTGAGCTGGGCAACTCGTTGCTGTTCAAACTGAATGGCTTGGAGCTTTTCCTGTTTCTCACGCATCACCTCTTTTTGCCGCACCCATTCGATGGGGTCTTCTTGGTAAAGACGGTCCCAATCGATCTGTGTGTCGGCACCTTGGAGCTGGGCCTGTAACGCTCCCAACATCTGTGCGTACTGCGCACGTTCGGCACGCACTGCCTCAGTCTCAGCCTCGACCTGTTTTCGGATCTCGGCGATCTGCTGCGTTTTGCGTGTGTAGTCCTGGGTTCTTGAGTAACCTTTTTGGAGTTCGTCCAGCGTCACCTCGACTTCCTTGCCGTCAATCTTGACGGTGAAAGCCTGTGGCTGTTCTTGCTCCTCAGATTCCTCATCTTCCTCGGACTGTTCCTCTTGCGTTTCCTCGTCAGCAGCGTCTGCATCCGCTGACAATTCTTCGCTCAAGGCCGCGCCATCATCCTCTTCGGACTCTGGCAACTGCGTCTCTTCGGGCGACTGTTCTCCATCAACTGGCAGTATTCCCTCGAGAGCGTTGGCCGCTTCGGCCAAATTCATTGGACCCGCAGGGGCGCTTGGTTGTGCTGCCTGCGTGCTCATACGGTGACTTTCTGGGCGCGTTCAATTGCTCGCTGCGCCAGTTTGCCGTTGTCCACCATCTTGGTGACTTCGGTCTTGAACAACTCAATGGCCTTGATCATGGCGTAAGCCTGCTCGCGCTTGTCGGCCTCCTCGGGCTTGCTACCCTTGAAAACCCACAACTGCTCGTTCTCGAGCTTTTCCAGCGCAGCCGCAAAGACCTCGTCTTGCAGCAATTGCTCGGCCTTTCGGCCTTTACGCACCTGATCTTCGTTCATTGAACCATTCCACTATTAGGGTTGATGGGCGGCACCGGTGCCTGGGTCGGCTGCTGCATGGCCTGGGCCATGAGAGCTGACTGCTGGCGCAGTGCCTCTCTGTCTAAAGACTGCTGGGCATCAAGCTCGGCAGTACTTATCGCAGTACCGTACTTTAACTCTAATTCGTACTTCTTGAGCATTAAGTCCTGTGCGAGTTGATCTCTACGATAGTCATCGTCCCGAATCATCTGCTCGCGCTTCAATTCAAGCTCGGCAGCCTTCTTCTGGATGTCGGCCTGAATGGACTCAGCCTGGACCTGGGCCAGCACCTGCTCAGGCGTTGGGCGCTCAGGTTTCTGGGGCGGCATATACCCTTCGGGTACGTCCTTGAAGTACTGACTGGCGTCCCGAAACCCTGACAACTCCACAATCTTGCGCAGCGTGCGCGAAAGTTGGGTCATGGTCACAAAGGGGTTGTCGGCGCCCATGGTGCTGAGGGCTTGCTCTTGCTTTTGCAGGATCATCATCAGACCCTGCAAGCGCTCGTTCACGTCACCCTGGCCCAGGCCAATGTTGATCGACACGTCCATGGAGTTGTCCCAGGCGCGGGGGTCGATCTGCACCCACTCGTTGCGCAGCCGCACCATGCGGGGTTTGTCCTGGTGCGTGGTGATCAAGAACAAGATGCCCTTGAAGAGCTTTTTCATACCCTCGGCCAAGATCCGCGAGGTCAGCTCAATGCGGCCTTGGCTTGCGCTGATGGTGGCGGCCACCGCTGCCTTGGTGCTCGACTGCAATGCGTCAGCATTCAAACCCATTGCGGCCTTGCTCATGCCGGTGCGGTCTTCCTTGATCTGGTCCACATAATCCAGCATCGGGAATGCGGCCTGGCCCACAAAGGGGGTGTTGAATGGCTGCACCATGCCGGGGGCACGCATCCTGATTACGGCACCCGTCTCGTTGTTGAGCACGTCATCGATGTTGACCTGGCCTTCGACAATCGCGGTCCTGGGGTGGATTGACTGGGCCAAAGAGTCCAGCGTGTTGCGCAAGATCTCGGAC